TTGTACCCGGTGTGGTGGACGATCAGGACCGTCGTGTAGTTCTCCTCTATCGCGTCCCGCAGCCGGTAGGCGGCTGCGATAGCGACACCCATGTCCTGGGCAGAGTTCTCGTCCATCCCCGCCGTGCACTTGGCCAGGGTGTCGAGTACGACCAGCCGGTGGTCCCCGGCCCGGACGGAAGCGCACAGCTCGTCCACGTGGACGGGGTTACCCAGGTTGGCCGGGCGGATGATCAGCCTCCCCTGAGGCTCCTCGTCCTGGACCTGCTTCCACGCCTGGACCCGGCGCTTCTGCCCGTGCGCACCCTCGGCCGCGACGTACAGGACGTTACCCTGCGTAGCCTCATGACCGAACCAGGCAAGTCCCGTGTTGACGGACAGTGCCCAGTCCAGGGCGATGAATGACTTGCCCTTACCCGAGGGGCCGCTCAGTAGCGTGACCGTCCCGAGGTCGAGGATGCCATCGATCTGCGGCACCGGGTCAGGCAGTCCGTCGAGGTCACCGAAGCCTATCTCTGTAAGCTCGTCGCTGACACTGCCCCCGGCCTCCAGCCTGCGTGCAGTCGTTCTGAGTACTTCAAGGGGACCGTCCCAGTCCCCCGTGTCGTGCATGGACGCAATGAGGTCGATGGCGTGCTCTGTCACCGCCCGGACTATCTCGTTCCGGACCTGCTCGGCCAGCTCAGCCCCGGTCGCGCCGGAATCTTTCAGCTTATAGGCTTTAGCCGGGTAGGACTTCTCGAAGATTGCGAGAGGAGGTGTCTTGCGATGCTTAGCAAAGTGCGCCAGGATGAATGCATAAGGAGCCCGGTCTTCATCGCCGAATACAGCGGGCGAGCCCTCCACGTTGGAGTCCAGCCACGCCTTGTCCATCCCGGCGTCGAGGAATGGCTGCAGATCCTGATGCAGGATAATATACGAGACTACAAGTCTGCCGTCTATGTCACGTCACCGTCCGAAACCGTTTGCGTCAGTCAAGTATCTGCCCCTCGTAGGTCCGTAGTATAGCTGATGCTCAGCTATACCGTGGTACACCCTGATAAGATCAGGCATCCGGGCGAGCTGACGAGCCAGCACCTCGGGCGTCGAGGCCCAGACAGAAGCAATGGGCAGTTGCTGTTCTCCCACGAGCTTAGCCAGCTCCAGGGCGAACTCATCCGGCCCGAGGAAGGTGATCAGGTCAATCTGGTAGGGAAAGCGCAGGGCACGATCCCAAATTATTTGAATCATAAGGTCGTTCCACTCCATCAGGTCCAGGGCATTGCGCCACATCCGCTTGCCTATCCACTTATCGAATTCCCTGACCTTATCTGACGGGAGGAACAGGAGGGCACCCTCGGCCACGAGGGCTATCCTCATGACCGGCTCGCTGCTCAGGTCGTTGTTGCGAATATTCGCCTCCCTATGCTATCCTTCAATTGATGAGGGTAGCCGCTTCCTCCCGGTGATCCCTCACCGCGAAGGTCCCACCGGTTTCAGAGCCGCCTCCCCTCCCCCGGCTCCCGATGGGACCTTCGCTTTACTTGATCACCGCAGTCCTGGACTCTCCAGGAGTTCAGTCACCTGGTCCGGATTCACGTAGACAACCTCCGTCGAGGGATCGGGACGCCCGCGACCACGACGGGTGTAGGTCCCGTCATCATGGAATAGGAGCGCGACCTTCTCGGGCTCGGTCCTGGGCTGCGCCGGGGACCCGTCCTTGCGCGGTCGTCCGGGGCCATTAGAGACGAGCGAGCGGCCGAAGCTTATGAAAAGTTCGGACACGCGGGCGTCAATGAATACCTCCAGCTCAGCCACCAGGGCTTCCATTGTAGAGGGGATCTGACCGGCCGCCGCGTACAGCTCGGGCTTAGCAGCACGGGCAGCCTCGACACCAGCCTTGGTCGCGCGTTCGACAATCGCCTGCACTCCTCCGGGCTCCCACGGAGGAGTCTCCTCCGTGTCAGGAGCCACGACAGGCCCGGTGACGTTAGAAGCACGGGGCGCACCGCGCCTCTTGCGAGCAGGCTTCTCAGGACCAGGTGAAGTCGTCACCTCTGTGACGGTGACACCACCCACGACGTCGTCGGGCTTGACAGCTTCAGCGCTAGCACCACGGGTCCGGCGGGTCCGGCGGGGGGTTGCCTCGGGCTCAGGTTCAGCCGGTGGCTTGTCCTCGAACACGACGTCATCCATGCCAGCGGTGAGATCCTTGACCGGGATGAACAGGTCGGTCGCGAGACGGATCAGCGCCTCAGTCTCCGGATCTCCCTCATCACCCCAGAGAACCACCAGGATAAACTTGGTGTCAGCCAAGTCCTTCGGAGGATTCTGGAGGAAGTCGGCCAGGTCATCAATCGTGTCCACTCCTTCCGGGCCGAAGTTGTTCTTGGCAGTCAGCCAGTTGGCGGCGGTCTTGAGCCCCTTGTGGGTGCGCGGGATCTTGGTGGGCAGGACGACGGCGGCGACGTGATCGGGCATCCAGCGGTCGAGGTTGACCTTGGTGTTCTCGGCGGTGGACAGGCCAGGCCCGGCGAAGACGATAGTCAGTTCCGGTTCGGTTGTGTCGGTGGGCATGAAGCCTCCAGGGTTTGATGGACAGTAACCTTGAGTGTAGCGTACCGGGCAAGAGAGCAGCAAGGTGCCCCAGGAAGCCCCCAGGTCAATTCTCCCGGCCCGGCAGGCTGTCCTGGTGTGACTTTACAGGAGCCTGGGTATCCTCCGTCCACGACCACCTGGGGCTTCCCCAGGGGTATGCCCCACACCCGTCGTACTCGTGGAACGAGGCCAGCGCGGGAGGTACATCCGGAGGCTGTGAAGAGACCACGGGCCGGGCAGCTCATCGATCCCCGCGAGCTGGACCAGGATCATCAGGAGGGACACGCCCGTGACCACGGCCAGCGCGAGCACGACGTGCGGGTAGCGGATCTGCGTCACGCCGTAGGCGATGCCCCCTATGGCAAAGGGTGCCAAGCGCGGGTGGATATGAAAGGGGAGCAGCGGGCGGCCTGCAACCCATATTGTGAACGTGGCAAATATGACTTCGAGTAGGTACACCATATGTAAGCTCCGAGTTAGTAACCGTTCAGTAAGCCTACTGCGACGGACAAGTGAAGTACAGCGGAGCTGCATAAGAGAGGCCGACCGGGATGTGGCTCTGGAGAATGTCAAGTACAGTTCCCTGCTTGACTAGCAGGTCTTCATAATAATAACTCCGGGCAAGGCCCGGCGTCCCCCCGGTCTCCCAGCCGTAGTCGGAGTTGCCGAAGGACCCGTCGAAGTACGTGCCCAGTATTTCACCGGGCTCGCACAGGCAGGCGTCGACCCAGAAGATGTACGGGTAGGTCACGTCAGCGCCGGGAATCGTCGCGATCGTGACCGGGACGGTTGAGGCCGTGGCCGTGAAGGTCACGGACTGGCGGTACCAGCCGGACGCCAGGTCCGACCCGGTATACAGGCTATTGCTGAAGTTCCCGGCAGCGGTCATCTGGATGTCAGCGATATTAGCTAGCTGAATATTGATGTAGGCACTCGTGGTGTAGATCTCGCCGGGCAGGAGATTGGTCAGGTTAGCGGTGATGGACCCGCCGCCAGAGGAGATGACGCACTTACCCGACGCTGACCCGGCAGTGAACACGATACCGTCCCACTCACCTATAACCCCGAAGGAGTTGGTTTCGTCCTGCGTCAGCACCGTACCGGGTCCGGTTGCCCACCCGGCCGTGGACACCTCGAAGCTGGGATTGGCGAAGTAATTCAGTCTTGTCGGCTTGATGATGGTATGGATAGTCCGGGGAGCGTCGTAGGCATAAGGAGCCGGAGGAGAGGCATTCGTCGTGCCGTCGTAGGAATCATTGGAGGCCAGCGGTGCAAGCGACACCTGGACCTGGGTGGTATTCTGGGCTGCCCCGGCCGGGACTGCCGCGAATTCGAATCCGGTCGCCATGTAGGCCGCCCGGTTCCACAGGTTCTTTCCCGTGGTGAGGGTGTCTGACGTAGGGTAATCCAGGGGCGGGTAGAAGATCCCCCAGACGTTGTTGTAGCCGGTGTGACCTGACGGCGTATTGGCATTGTTCCAGGCGACATAGGACATGGCAGGATCGACGTCCGTACTGGGCCAGATGGCGAAGTCGTCCAGAGCACCGACCGGCGGAAGGTAGGTAAGAGAGGGATTAGGCGAGCTGAGTGTCATCAGACCGGACTCACCCGTAAGCTGAACGACTTCTCCTGCCGTGTATATCTGCCCCTGGCCGTCCAGGTGCATGCCCCCGTGCCCGGAGATGGCGAACTGGAATACCTGGTAAGAGCTTGACTCGTACGGCGTGCCGTTCCAGGCGCAGCCGGGATAACTGCCGTCCATGTAGCCGGGTGCGACCGGGAGAGGGGCGTACTGAATGGCATCGGCTATGAAGGTCAGGGACTGCGCGGTCGGCGTGGTCACCAGGACGTAGAGGTACGAGCTTCCTGAGCTGACAGCCAGGTTATTGAAGGTCACCGTCTGCCACGCGAAGGTCAGGTCCACTGCCTGGCTGGCCAGGACAATTCCGCCAGGGTTAGTCACAGCCTGGACGAGAACAGTTCCGGACTCCCCCGACAAGGCTATGGATACGGTCGCGATAACGGCTGAACCGTACATCGCCTCAGGACCGTAGAAGCCCTCTCCCGCGACCAGGCCGTCTGTTTCAGCCTGCATCGAGTACCGGCCGGAGGCAGCGTTGTAAGATACCCGGGAGAGTGACGTACCGGTAAGGGCCGTCCACCCGGTGAGATCAACTTCGAAGCTGGGATTTTCGCAATCGTTCTGGTTGTAGTTAGCGGTCATCGGATTACCACCAGTTGGCTCGTCCAGAAACTAGAGTACGACAGCGTGGCAGTAAACGTCCCGGTAGCACCCGCTGGCACGTTCTGCATGTCTGCTACGAGCATAGCAGGAGAGTAAGTGGGCTGATAGGTATACGACGCGCGGAAGGTAAACCCGGCTGGCACGCTTGACGCATAATTGCTTGAGGCTCCACTGAACGCGCCGGTAATAAGCAGGACCCAGTCACTGGGGTTCGGCACGTTGACCGAACTGACAGTTACTGCTGTATTTTCTGCTGAAGTTCCGCTAGGCGTGCCTGTTGCGTCTACGCTTCCGTGTGCAATCACTATCTGGGCAACCGTGAAGTAGCTAGCGGTGGAAGCGGTTACCGTGAAGGAAGTTTCGGTACCAGTAGCAGTTTTAGATAGAAGCTGGTAACCATTATAAGAGCCGAAAGTAACAGGCGTACCAGCGGAGAATCCGGGGCACGAGAAGGTTGCCGCGTACTGGCCATTCGCTACAGCCAGCAGGATAAGATCCCCGGCTGCGATATTCGATGGCGCAGTTACCACCACAGGTGCACCCGAAGCCCCTGCCGAAGGCCAGAAAGTAGGAGTCGCCCGGTACGACAGTATACCACCTATACTGCCCACGTCCCCGCCCGTACCAGCGTCTGCACCGAATACCTTAACGTAAGCATTCTCCGTGAACGCCCCGGTTTCGACACCAGACGTGTTAGTTTCATTAACGATGCCGTGCAGGATGGCCGTGTCATTGAAGGCATCCGTGACAGACGTGACCTGGACGTTGTTCCGGTAGACAATGATGGAGGAACCATTCAGGTTAATGCTCATCCGGTCATTGTTGCTGAACGGAGTCGAATGAATGGCAACCTGCGTCCAGATACCGGTGGCCTTCTTATACAGCCCTGTTCTTCCGCATCGCCAGTAATCAGAATCGTCTGAGTACCGGAACACCAGTCCTTCGGAGAACAGCGGAGCCGGGGCTGACCGGAAGGTAACGCCAAGATTAGTATTAGCCAGACCGGAAACGACAGAGAGCGAGCGTGCCTGGGAATTTGCTGGCCAGACGGTACCGTCCCCGTATCCTCCTACGATCCAGGCACCGTCCTTGGTCACCCAGGTGCATGTCTCGTCATCAGTAGTGCGCCCGTTCAGGCTGGAGCTGATAGTGCTGCCCAGTATGACAGTGGGCACGACGGCGCTGATGTTCATGGAGGTAAGTGTCCCGGGCACGGTGGTGAACTGCTGGTAAGACTGCCACCGTGCTGGCGTAACCGGGTACGGACTGCCAAATTCCTGAACATAAAGGGTTCCGTATATCGCCCCTGCCGGGGTAAAACCGGAAAGATTCACGAAACCCGGACCTGTAGTCTTCTCCCAGGTTTCCCAGATAGCGAGGATATTCTCAGTCCCGAAGAAAGTACCGTACTGGGCGTCAAAGTAGCTGCCAATACCATCAAATATGACACTCTGAATGGGTGCCCCGAGGGTGACGACGGTCGTACCTATGGGGACAATCTCGGGTACCCAGACGGTTGACTGAGAAGTGTAAGCTGCAGAAAGCTGAGCCCAGACCTGCTCAGAGGTTTCGTATCCGGTGTACGCACCAGGCCCGTCCAGGGTATTACCAGCCTGTCGTACGCCTCCCCCGGTGTGCTGGACCTGGATAGTTTCCCAGCCGTAAACTGCAGGGTGGTACACAGCAGGCCCGGTTGCCGCGTAATGGCCACCCCAGCCGTACCAGGTAATCTGGGCAGTCGAAGCAGGCGTGATAGTCTGGACCTGCAACTGATAAGGCAATCCGCTGATAACCGGGAATTGTGTTGTCGTCCAGCTTTCAGGAGCAGTACTGGACGGAGGCTCACTCGTAATAACATTCGGGCCGGGTACTTCAGAGAACGCCTGATACGGAGCGTTGTAATTTACCACGACATCAGCCGTCGCACCAGCCAGCAGGGAAATCGACCCGGTCACGGCAGAGGTCAGGGGGTTAGACCAGTTGTTAATGATCTCCAGGCCGTTGACGAATACCTGAACTCCCCCGTATCCTGCGGAGGTGAAGACGTAGGTACCCGCAGCCGGGACCACGAACGACCCGGTGAATTGCGCTGACCAGCCGGAGCCTGAAATACCGGTGGCTGGTGAAGCACCATTCCAGTTGATGACAAGGGACGGGACGGTCCCCGTCGTTACGGGCGTACCGGACAGGGTGATGTTCTGGTAGTAGCTGACTGCCCACGAGGTCGGGGCGATAGGCCCGCCGCCAGTTTCCTGGATAACGGTGGTCGGCGTGGTGAAGGAGTCGAATGCCATGCTGCCAGGATGGGCAACAACATTGCCAAGTGCATTAGGGTTGCGGGAGAATACGCGGGCGAGGTAGTTACCGGACTGGTCATACCATTCGACAAACGGGATAACCGCAGCCGTCAGGTTGGATGCAGACGAAAGATCCTGGGAGGTCTCGCCGGACAGGAGCAGACGGATACGCGGGTCCTGTGAAAGAGGTGCCCAGTTAGCCGTCGCCACGCTAGTTGTCGGGGGAGTGATGCCGGTTGACGCAGTCAGCGCGATGAACGGCTGGTCGCCGTAGGAGGTGATATCATTCGTGGAATATTGAGTCGTGGCATTCCAGACCTGGCTAGGACGTATCCACGGGACCGGGATACCGTCCTGGACTGCCTGGATAAGTTCGGGCGGGACAGGAACGACAACAGCCTGGGGAGTCAGTGAGGTGTCGTCAAGCCACTGCGCGTCGGCCGCAGTGGGAGTCCCGGTCCACGCCAGGTGGACGGCGGCGTAAACCGTGCTGGCCGGGGCTGTTGCCGTAACGGTGTACTGAGTCCAGGTGGAAGCTACCGGCGCTGCCGCAGTCCCGGCGGTCACGCTGAGCTTACTGCCGTACTGGTCGTACCAGTGTAGTTCCGCGAAAATCGTGACCGTACCCGCAGCGTTAGGCCGTGTCCAGAAGCTGCCTATTACCGACGTCCCGGCTGCGACCTTGATCCATGGTGACCCGAACCGGCAATTCCCCCCGGAAAGCGGAGTGCAGAGGACAGAGTAACTACCGGAGTGGACGTACCCGGAGGCGACATTAGTTCGCTTGTAAAGACAATTATCAGCAGCCCAGAATCCGGGCCGGAGAATCTGCGGCTCTGCGGTATTGTTCCAACTGTAGTTCGTGTGGTAGACCAGCGGCCAGGTCGAGTCCAGCCAGGGCACACCGTAATTGCTGTCACCGGAATAGGAGTACTCACCATAGTAAGTGTTGTACCCGTTGAAGACCTGATTGTAGACGTAGCTCAAGGCGTAGCCGGACTCAAAGGCAAAGTCGGGGATCTGGTAAAGATCCTGAGTTCTACGGGAGACAGACCGGATCATCAGGTTCTTGGCGCTGGCTCCCTTGTTGTACAGCCGGAGAGCATTCCAGGCGTAGTTCGTGCTGCTCTGCGTATTACCGGGAGTCAGCACGCCAAGGCCCTGAGTCAGTGTCTGGGGCACGGGGATAGAATTAGTCGCAGAAGAGTCCAGGGCTTCCCATGTGCCTACGCTGTTTGTCACCGGGTTGATGAGGGTACCCAGGAAAGAGTCAGTCGTCCCGCCAGGACCGCCTACGCAAGTCCAGTACGCGTTAGAGGTACCGTTTACCGGCGGTGCTACCCCGGTAAGCTGGTCAGTCGCGCACTGATACCAGTACCCGGTACCGGGGAAGTAGTTGGTAAAGCCGCCGTAGTACCCGGCCAGGGGCTGCCATACACAGCTCCACTCAGGATGCCATATGCTGTTCGCGTCGTAGCAGTTCGCGGGCGTCCGGTAAACCTGTGAGGGACTGTACGTCTCGAAGACAGGATTGAGGAACTGCGCCTGGTCATCTACGAGCATTATGTTCGGGCCAACCTGGACATCTGCGCCCCAGCCGGTCCTGATACTGATCTCCTGGATGATGCCGTTCACTGTCCCCCGGTTCTGGGAGACATGCGCCTGGTTGGCTACTGCCTTGCGGACGGTGTAGGCAGGCACGTCGGGACTGAAGGTAAGGCCGACTTCAGCCGCCATGTTCCAGAGGTCATCAAGGGGAATGAACATCGGGTCATTCAGGTGATTTGCCAGGACGTCGTACTGGGTCTTGATGTAGTCCCACATCCATCCGAGGACGTTGGTGAACTGCACGAGCTGGGAATTGCCGGAAGCGTCATCAGTCAGGTCCCCGCCGTTAAGCTCTGTCCGGAAGTACTCTGGCATGAGAGAGAGGAGCATGGCACCAGACGCGTAGTCAACCGGGGTAAGGCAGGCTGCGAAGCCCGAGCGCACCCACAGGTTAGTCTCGACGTCAGCCAGGACATAAAAGCCATAGTAATGATAGGTACCGGGGATGACAGCCTGGTCGAGATAAGACGAGCCGGGGTAGGTCAGGTCATCAATGACGACACTGCCGTCGTTCTCATCGACAGGGTAACCGTACCGGTTCGCAATCAGACGCCAGCGGGCGATATACGTCGCGGTCGGCTTGACCCAGGTGACAGAGACAGTCCCGTAGTCAATTGACACGGCGGACATAGGGGCGCACTGGTAAGCAGCCGGAAGAGACAATCCGTACGTGCTACTCGAATAAGTAGAGAGCCCATACACTGTACCTTGAGTAGGTGTGGTCATTCTTTAAGACCTCACTTACCCGGTTGGTGTGCCTGGCGGTACTTCACGGACGAATACTGCCTTGAACTCCTGATCAAATGTGCGGTGGGGAGTATGAGGACAGCCATTTTCCGACAGCACCTGAATCCTGTCGCCTTGTCCAAGTATACCTTCCCAGGTAATCTTGGTGGAACCCGGACGCTGGACCTGGTCTACCGTCCACCAGTAACCGCCGTAATAATTCCCGGCGAAATCCCAGTGCCAGATATCCTGGCGGAAGTAGTAGTCATTCAGGTAAAAGTAGCAGCCATGGTAGCCAGTGCTCCACCAGTCCCACTGCTGCCCGATCGTAATACGCCACAGGCCGAGCACCGGGATAGTGACGTCGGTCCCGTTGTACATATTGAAAGGATCGAAGTCAACGTTATCGTAGGCGTTCCAGACACCGTAATTAGTCCCGGCCGACTGGTAGTTATTGACCTGCAGCTCATCATTGCCCAAAATGCAGACAGGAAGCTGATTACCCGCGAGGTTGTCCGAGATGCGGGCATCTACGCTCGTGTAGGTAACCGGGTTACCCGCGATAGGATTGCTCTCAGTCTGAGGGGACGTTCCGATCGTATTCTCGATGGCAGTCACCTCGGCCGCGACGGAGTTAACATCCTCGGCGTAATCAACGCTCGCAGAATCGATCCGGTCAGGACCCCAGTTGAACACCCCGCCTGGAAAAGTCGCGTTAGACATTATTGCCCCCCGGAGACGCTGATGAAGAACGAGCCGCAGGAGGGCACCTCGTTCGCACGGAACTGGATAGAGGTCACGCCCGCCTGGGGCACGTCTTCCCGGAGGAACACCGGGATCACGCAGTAGGCTACGCCAGGGACTGAATTGATCAGGGTGTACAACTCCGACACCGTGATCAGCTCACCGAAGGATACAGCAGGAGGGGACAGGTACGCGGTCAGTGCTGCCTGGACAGCAGCAAGTACACCGGCCTGCTGGTAGTTCGGCTGGACAACAAGCTGGACCTGATTCGCCGTGGTTCCCACATCTACCAGGACAATGGTCGGATTGACTACTGACAGGCTTACACCGGCCAATGTCTTTCCCTGAAAATAGGTGAGGATGTTGTCCACGAGTGCTGGCCCAGGGGGTGAATAGTTAGGGCCAAGCACGTACAGACTGACGCTGGTACTGTGATTGCCGATTGCGGAGGCCATGAGAACTCCGGGGACGTTGAAGGCCAGGTCGGAAAAGTCCTGGGGTGAAACAGCACGGTACTGTGCGCGGTAGGCTGCAGGGGCGTTGGATCGAATGGAGTCATTTGACTCTGCATCAGAGCCTCCGGTCATTGCGGTCGAGGCAGGCACGTTGCTGACCACCGGGATGAACACACCGGTAATGGGCGCGGCAATAGAAGCTACAGCACCGACCGGCAGGTTACCGGCCGAACCTAGTATCGTCCTGTAGGTCGCGTAGATTGTCAGGCCCAGTCCGGGAATCAGCCCGTTGATGTTATCCCCGAAGATCACATTCGTGTTCCCGGCCTGGTCGGTGCTAGTGGTGAACACAAGGTCAGACGCTCCGGCGTCTACCAGGAAGGGAATGTACAGCCACTGGGCGTTGCCTGATGTATCCGCACTTTCCACGAATACTGTCAATGTACCGTCCTGGACACCAAGCTGGGGAATCTGGAAGGTCTGACCGGCCACGCCTGCAGACGTCCCGATGACGATCAGCGTCGTGGTCTCGCCCTGGATAACCAGGACTGTGCTTGTTCCCCCGTTACCGGGGACCACGACCAGGGACTGTGTCTCGAAGATGACAGACTGGGAAGCAGTACCGGATGAGTACGATGACGTGACCTGCGTCATCGCCGGGACGGACACAGGGGGACCGGGATTGGCGGTCTGGAAGGTGACGACACCGCTCGAAGGTGAACCATTAGCAGGTATGTACCCCAGTGTGGCAGCAATATTCAGCAGGGACTGGCGCTGAGTCGCGGTCGGAAGGTAAGCCTCCTGGCTGATCCTGTCACCGTAGAAGGACTGAATGTCGCCTACATAGGCGAACAGCTCTACCAGCATGGTTCCGAAATCACCCTCAGACGAGGGATTCCAGTCCGGAAATGCCACGGCAGCGTAAGCCAGCATGGACTGCACGAGAGCAGACCAGTCCCGGCTGGTGAAGTCGATGCTGCTGGGCACCTGGAGAATTGCATTCGGGGAGGGAGTTGTCATCAGGCGTTCACCACTGTCTCAGTCACAGTACCGCCCAGGGACACCGTTGCGATGTTGGAGGAAGAACCCGCACCAGGATTCAGGGAGAAGTCCACGTTAACATCGGCCACACCGAAAGTATCATTAGGAGTCGGCGTGATATTCAGGACGTTGATAGATGGTTCCCATGTGGCAAGCTGGGAAGTCACTGCAAGTGTGATCTCCCCGGCAACCCTGGTAGGACTTGGCCGGAAAACGAATCCTTTCAGGGGAACACCGTAAGACGGAAGCATCACGCGTTCACCCGGACTGGTAGCCAGGATCGATTCTATATGCTGCCTGGCCTGGACGTTAGGATCGTCTGTGATAGCCACGCTTCCGTATGGTGTCAGGCCGAAAGGCTGCAGTATTTCTGTTGACATAATATCTCCATCTTATCAGGCCGTCAGACTGTAGCACGGAAATTGAAGGTCTCCCGCGATGAACATCACGAGAACGGTCGTTCCCACGATAGGAGGAAACTCCGGGATAGCCCCCATCGGGCGTGCCCAGGTATGCATCTCAAAACCGGAGAGCTGCGGGACCTGGACCTGCACGTAAGTGTCTCCTCTAGTCTGCGCGACAATGCCCAGGTACACGCCAAGCCATTGCTTGTGTTCTGGAATTGGCTGGCCTGTCATATATTTACAATCCCGTCGATGATTATAGCAAAGCTGGTAGACTGCCAGATGCTCTTGCTGATGAGAATGCAAGGAATTATTTCAGGGGAAACGGGACTCACGCCCTTGATGCTCGGTGCACCCATTGCTGAGTTGGTCATGAGTCCAAGTCGCGTAATATAAATGTCCTTACTCGGATCAGGTGATCCTCCTATTGTCAGGACGTGCTGGGCAGACGTGACAATCCAGTTTCCTTGTGCACCATCTGGCAACGCATAGCCTTGCAGGTTGATGACCTTGCCGGGGTAGAGCAGCGTGTACCCAAATACTTCCACGCTGGCCTGAATCCAGAACTGGCTAAGACTCTGCTGAGCATTGACGATCTGCTTAGCCTGCTGGTAAGACGTCACATGACGAGTTGTGTTGATTGTCGTGGTCGTACCTGGTGTGCTGGTGTCAGCCAGGACAGTAAAAGGCTGGCCGGTAGACTGATCAACCCCGGAAATCTGCCGTTGGGTAACAACGGCACCCGGTATGTTGTCGCCCTTGATGCGCTGGAAGTCTCGTGCGGTGTCCCTCTGGGTCGGGATTTTATCAATGCGATACTGTGGCACGAATAGCTTACTCTGTCCCGACAGGCAGACAATCGGGTCGATGAAGTACAGCGTGCCACCGGATACCCAGAAGCGGTAACCGACCTTAGCAGCGATACGGTTCAGGAAGCTGAAGTCAGACTCAACCTGCATCTCGAAGGGCAGATTAAAGTTGGTCGAGGTCACGACACAGCGCAGACTGTATTTCCTGGCAATCGTCTGGGCAATGGCAGTCGGCGTCGTGATTGGCCACGCCTTAGAGACCTCCGTGTTCATCGGCTTACTAGTCCCGATGCAGACATACGTGATCTGGATAGTGCCCATTCCGGCATCGTCATTAGACGCAACCTCGTGATGGTTGACGTAGCCGTACCACGTGGACATGTTGACTGACCCGCGCCCCCAGACCATCTTGACCGGTGCATTGTCTGCCCATGCAGTCAGCAGATGCTTGTAGGGGGTACCTGGTGCGACGGGAATCCGCAAAAACACTAGATCATGGGCTCCCCAGGATTCACGAAGCTCTACGTCGTAAGGCAAGTCAGAACAAGCGGAACCTGCTATTTCCAGTGAATAAAGAGTTGGCGCGACTGGAGGCGAGATCGTGGTGGCTACCATAATATTCCCGGAATCCTGATGATAGAGCCAGGAGGTAGGTTACTCCAATTCAAGATCTCAGGGTTGCCCTGGGCTATATGAAACCATAGCGTGGGATCACCGTAGAAGTCGTTCGCTATGGTGTCGATACGATCTTCCCCCGTAACCATGTAGGCCGTGTACGTGAAAGAGTAATTCGTCTGCGGGCTGGGAACCAGCACCTGCCGGGTCTGTCCGTTAATCGTGAGATCCACGATGGGAGTGTTGATGTACCTGCTACCTGGCTGGACTGTCACGTTCCTCCCACTCCGCTCGCAGGAATAGTCGGAGGTGAACCGGAAGTGGGCACCCCTGGCGTAAGTGACTGCAGGTTACTCCAGGCATTAAGCGGAGGCTGTGCGCCCGATGGCGGGATCATGGTGGTGAAGGAAAAGTTCATGACGGACCTTATCGGGACCATGTACTGACTCCAGCCGGTGGTCTGGCAATCGACCGAATTTATATAGCCGTAGAAGACGCTCGGGCCGAAGTAGATGTACGACGGTATCTGGAAAATGGTACCCTGCTTGACCTGGACAGCACCCTGCATGGCGCTGGCCCCGGCCTGCTTCGTACTCCCGTTTCCTGCGCTCTGCCCTATAAGCTGGCCGGTGAACTGCTGCATGCACAGGTAATCAACCTGGACTCCGTACACGCTGGCGTCCGTATCAGACGTCGTGACGGGAACATTCCCGTCCGGCATCGACCCCCAGACCTCAAAACTACGGTCAAAGAGCAGCGAAAAGGAAATGGTCTGATTCATCGGAAGGGCCACGGCAGCAAGAGCGCTCGCGGAAGTAAACTGCAGTGCGGCATTAGTCTGAGCGCCGCCTGCTCCCGAGTAGATGGCCGCGCTGTTATCTATTGTGGAAGGGTTGAACAGGAAATTCAGCTTGGACCTGAACGCCTGAGGGTACCCGTAGGTCGGTCCTGCCCAGACCATTTCTCCCGTGGCTGAGTAGGATACGGCATTAGGTCCCATATTTCCCGGCAGCGGGATGTTTGCCATGCGAGGATCAAATCCCGGTTGTGTGTAAACGATCTGCGTGGCTGCGGCAACGGGAGTCTTCGTAGTCTTTACAGGCGGCTTGGCTCCGGGTGTGGGCAATGGCGTGGCAGGAGTTACACCGGCAGCTTTCTGCGCAAGCTCCTGAGATGCAAAAGGTCCGGTGATGTCAGCGCTGACACCGAAAGTACTTTGTGCTGCAGCTACAGTACCGAAGAAAACCTGGGGAGTCGTGCCAACACCGGTTATAGAATACCAGTAACTAGTTGCTGTCATTTCACGCCACCAGCGATGTTGCTAAAGAGATCCTCTTTTTGTAGCAACTGGCGAACCTCACGAACGAATTCGCGGGCGTTCTGAGCAGCGGGAGCACTGGCACCGGCAGAGGTACCGCCAATGTTGATGTCCCCGAAGTTGATGGTCATAGGCTGTCCCTGACTAGCGCCCGTCCGGTTACCGCCCGCAGTAATGTTCGCAAGCTGTGCAGTCCAGGGAGTCTGGGCAGTCCCCTTGGCCGCAGACTTCGACGCCGCGTTAGTAGCCACCCTGGTACCAGGGGCCATGTCCATAAGCTCAGGACCGCGCTCGCCAACCCAGGTGAGCCCGCCAGCCGCACCTACGGTACCACCGGCATAGCCGGGAAAACTGTGAGCGTCGTGACCGTAGTGGCTCTGTGCCCAGGGGCTGTCCATGATGGCATTGATTACGGAAATACCAGAGCCCTTCGTGTCGGCCTTCAGCGCACTTAGTATGCCAGAATAGTTAGACATGCCAAGATACTGGGCGGTGTATTTGAGGCCGTCAGCCAGGGTCGGAAAGGCCCACGCTCCGTCCGCATTGTGGCCAGGCCAGTTAGCCTTGCCGGGGTTGAGGTTCATCGGGTTGTTGGCGGCCTGATTACCGAAGCCGCCACCTTCAATGGTTTCCCAGCTAGTAACTGCCTTGATATTTCCGGCTGAAAGAGGAGCACCAATGGCCTTCAGCAGGGCCTTGGCAAAGGATGCACGCGATCCGCCTGGATCAGTCAATGGTCCCCCGGCACCTGAGCCACCTCCAGAGCCACCTCCAGAACCTCCACCAGAGCCACCTGAACCACCGCTCGAAGAAGCGGAACTCGAACTGAGTGTGCTGCCACCACCACTACCGCCTCCGAGTGCCCCCTGGATGTTAGCCAGCTCAGTTGATGAGCCGTAAGATCCAGGGCTGAGTCCAAGCGTTCCACCGGTAGCCGCTGAGCCGGTAGCCGCACCTGGATTACCACCGGGAGATCCTGATACAGTACTGGCTGCTGTACTAGTGCTGCCTGAAGTACCAGGTGACGCACCAGTCAGCCTGCGAATCTGGAAACTCTCCCCACCAGGACCACCGCTGGTTATAGAAGTATCAATTGTACCTGACGCAGTGTCATACGCGGACACCATCTTGTTTCCGCCAAGAGAAATTCCGACGTGACTTGGCCACAACACAATGTCTCCGCTGAGAGACTTGCTGGCGTCTGTTCCAATGACCTTGGTACCGCCCCAGGATGCCCAGTCTCCGGTGGCCGGGCCGTGTATTGCTCCCTTGCTGGTGGTGCTGGCCCAACTCCCGCCAGGAATACTCATCTTTTCATCATGTCCGACAACGTAGTCAACAAAGGAGCTGCAGTCCCAGCCATTTTTGGGATTAGACGGGCCGCCGTAGACATACTTGTGGCCAACGTACTTTTGAGCATCGGCTGCAATTGCGCCGCCTGATGAATAACCGGGCACGCCTACTGCCTTAAACACTCCCGCCAGTTTCTTCGAGTGTTCCTTGGATACGACCGTCTCCCCAGACTCAAGCAGAGCAGGATTTACATCCCCGCCACCGTAGCCGGGAAGACGTCCGCCTGCCGAAAAGAGGCTAGCGATATCCTTCCCGATACCCACGGCTGTGCCTACGGTACCCATGAGCGCAGCCCCGCCTGGAACGTTAGCCAAGGAGGCAGCGATGCCGCCGTGTATACCGGTGATCTGCTTAACCCCTGGTATGTTCAAGAACTTGGTCACAGCCGCATTGAAGTCACCAATGATGGCAGTCGAGGCAGTCAGCCCGTCATTGAAGGACTGGGCCGTGTTGGCAGTCTGGTTCATCTGCTGACTGCTGGCGTTATTGATACGTTGCTGGTCTGAGGTGTTGATTCCGTACTTGGCCAGCTCGGCATCAGCGCTGGATACAGTCTGCTTCTTGGACCCGGCGGTGCTGCCCTGACCCGCTGATGCATTCCACAAAGCTGTCTGCTGAGTCGTACTAAGGCCCTTTCCTCCCGTAGCCTTGTTACCGACGTCCAGCTTCTGCGTGGCCAGCAGCATGGTCTGCAGATTCGCGGCCTGGTTGGGGTCTCCCCCCGATAGTGCCAGCAGGGTACCGTACCCGGCACCTGCCTCGGAAATGTTGGTGGACAGGTTCTTGCCGCCAGTCCCGCCTAGTCGGCTGATAAGTCCCTGGGCGACGACTGGCATTGACCGGGTGGCAGATGAGCCCCTGATACCGGGAGCAGTGTTCCCCAGGCCCATATTGTAAAAGGCCATTGAAGATGTAGGAGAGTACAGGTTTGCAGCGAACTGGGCACCGGCTGCGGCACCCTGGCCCATGGCGTACCCGGCCGCATTAGCGCCGGACTGAAGCTGATTCGACTGCGCATTACCGTAACCTGAAGCCGTCCCGTACATGCCGCTGATAATCGACTGCGAGGCGAGCTGGTCACTCTGGTTCATGGCCAGTGGCTTGTTGGCCAGCGCAGCCTGACCAATCCGGTTCTGGACGTTAGCCCCGGCTCCTGCGCCAGCCGGAAGCCACATGGCGTTCTGCGTCACAAAGCCGGAAAGCTGAACCTGCTTGCTGTACTGGTTCAGTCCGTAAGCTGTCGACGCTATGGCAGCCGCACCTGCAGCCGTCGCGAGCGTGCCGCCGATGGTCGGGGGACCGCTGCTGGCACTCCCGCCATTGCTAGGCGCACCCCCTCCTGTACCTCCCCCTGTTCGCGCAGTAACGTACGCCGCAGCAGCGGAAGGCTTGCCCCCGATCTGGCCGAACATGGTAGGGAGCAGCCCGGTGTATCCCTGACCGGAACCCTGCCCGCTCGCGGCAGGCTGCATTCCCGTATTCTGCGTGGTGACGCCCCACGCATTAGTCGTGGATTGCCCGGACTGGTTCGGCTGCTGGCCACCGAATCCGTTCTTGAGGGAAGAGAAGCGCGAGCCGAGCTGACTCACCCATCCTTGGCTGTTAGATGACTGGGGTCCGCCCGTCTTTGAGGTGATCCCGCCCGGCGTGATACTCCCGGCCGACTTCGCTGCCGTGTCATACAGGCCGGACAGCTTGGTAACGGCAGAGTCAAACTTGTCAATTGCCTGCTGGAGAGAATTCGCGCCTATGACCTGCGAGCTGCCTGGGTTTCCTGCCACACCCATCGTCGCATTGTAATCATCATTCGCGGGCATTACCAGGCTCCGTTACATAGGTACCACTGAAAGAGCCCGTTGCTCCGTGTTGTCCTAGACGGGATGATCTAATGTTGCTACGAGCTATTATTCCGAATGTTCGTTCTCCCTAAGTTTACCAGATTCTTTTGCTCGTGCCGGGCCAGGGAGAACTCCGACCAGTACTTCCGCTGCTGCCGGGTCATCCTGCCCATGTCCTCAGGAGTCCACGCCGGAAAGGCGATGGTAATCAGGCCGTACTCGTAGTACATCCGGTCGAGGCTTATCTCCCTAGAGAAACAAGTCCGCGATCCCCAGTGCGAGGGTCACCTCATTACCGCACGCCGCGTGAGTCAGTTTAATGTCGTTGAACTCCGGTCCTGGCTGGCGCTCAGCTACCTCTCTCAGAACCTTACGCCGGTCTGGTATGGACATCTCGCGGGCCAGAGACGGGAAGCCAGCCATTGACTGAATGTGACCGTCAGGCGAGGTGATGGTGGAGATACAGCGTTGGAGCAAAATGGTGTTTCGTTCGGCAGTAGTGGCCTTAGGATTCTCCCCTATTGCCAGTTGGTCTTCCCCGTTAGGAAGACGTACAGCCGCCACCTTGCCACGGTTCAGCTCGACCTCGAATGCAGCCTCATCAGGACTCTTCAGGGTCTTGGTACTGACATCTTCAGTAAGGTCAATCGTCAGGTCGGAAAGCTCACCGCAGGACGGGCACTCCCACTGCGGGATTTCCAGGTCCTTGCCGTAGGTGATGATCCGGATTCCCATGAGAATAGCGTCCCGGTCCCCTATAAGTAGTTTGCCCAGGAGCTTTTTAGTCTCCTTGGGGTCAGCCTCCCCGACCTTGACCGTCCCCTGAGTTACCAGGGTATTCAGGTAGTGGAAAGAATTTACCACACCGGTACGCGGGTCCGGAAGGGAAGCACGGGACAGGGCTTCCTCGGCCATCCCGTTAAGTTCCCTGACCTGGGCCGTGGAAATTATCTCATCACCATTTACCAGGCCACCGGGCAGGGTGACCAGGTCAGGCAACGACACCGGAGCATCGGGGTACTTCGCAATAGCGGCTGACATAGCCGCAGCGGCGGCGGCGTTGGCATCACTGGGACGCTCATTCGCGCGAACGGTCTTCACTTCTGGTGCCATATTGTGCTCCGTGTACGTTCCGGGTTGCTACGAGATTATCCTACTGGTAATCCTTACTGAAGTGTGTCCGGTGCGGAAGCTGCAGATGTGCCCACACCTGCCGCGTAGGAAACATCAAAGCCCTCATGGACCATAGAGAGCTGCGCGACCAGTGTCTGGTTCGCTCCCGCGTCAAGGTCGCCCCAGGCAAAGGCAGTAGTCCACGCGTTGTGAACTATGAACCATGCCTTGACAGGAGCATCTTGCGTAGTGACCGGATGATCCAGAACCTGGATATCTGCCTTGTAGCGGAAGTTCATGCCAGGAGCCTGGGTACCGGAACCCTGATTGACGGTGAAGATCTGCTGTAGCATGTTCACTTCCAGCGGACCCCCCGTCTGCCCGCAGATGACACCATGGGACAGGGTAATCGGATTGAACGACGTCTGGCCCGGCATCTGCTGGGTCACCGTGTTCATGTTTCCCTCACGGTAGGGAATCGAGTCGATGTTCGCGGCAAGCCCCTGGACGGTCATGAAGCCGAGGGTAATGGAAGTACCGCCGCCGCCCGCCCCGGTGGCGTTCAAGGGGGTCAGTATCACCTGGAACTTAAAATTCCTGAGCGGGTCAGTCGCCGGACTTGACAGCGAGGTCTTCTGTGTAACCATTGTTCCTGCCTTCAGGAAGTTGACGTAGTGACAGTCGTGGTTCCGGTACCCTGGAACTGCGAGATCGTGATATTGATGAACTCGGCAGGACTCAGGAGAGAGACGGCAACCGTGGCGGTGATAATGCCTGCCGAAGCCGTGGCCAGGGTGTTGTTGGTGGAATCGCAGGTAACCAGGTAAGACGTGGACGGGGTAGTTCCGCCAAGCTGTCCCGCCTGCATCTGCTGCATCAGGTAATTCTGCAGGGTCGAGGTAACCCATGCCCATAGCTGTGCGTCATTCGGCTGAAACAAGGCTGGCTGGAGCAGCCAGTTGAAGTCATGCTCCAGCTTGATCAGCATCCGGCGAACCGCGATGTAACGAGTCGGGTAACCGACATCAAGCGTGCGCCCGCCGAAAATACAGAAGCCTACACCAGGAACGATCTTCAGCGCATTGATGTTGTAGTTGTTCAGCCCGTTAAGCTGAGTCGAGGTGAAGCGCGTCTCCAGGTCCACGACATTCAGGACAGCCTGGGTACCGGCAGGAGTCTGGACGGTCCCGGATGCGACGTCGTTCTGCTGCCACTGGCCAAGCACAAGGCCACCAGGAGGGAGAAGAGTGGCCGCACCCTGCGCCGTACTAGACGGGTCCTGAACGAGCACCCACGGGGCGTACAGAGCCATGTAGGAGGATACAGGCAGGGCAGACCCGCCCGTGACCATGTTGACGTAGTTGGTGTAGACCGTTGCATTAGTTTCGGGAAGCGTCGGAGTAGGCCCGTCACAGACGATCATGGTGTCACCGCGACCGGCAGCCCAGGAAGCAAGAGTGCCCAGGATGGAGGTGCTGGACAGACCGGGGACGTTAACGTACATTGCCTGGTCAGGCAGGGTATCCAGGGCGGTAGGAATGACAGTCCCGATAACCGGGACGATTGAGCCGTCTGACGCACCGGTAAGCGGAGTGGGGGAGGCCGCTGCCAGGTCAGTCGTACCGGCGACGTATCCGCCGGACGGGAAGGTCACGGCGACACTGACGTAGTGTGAACCGCCTATGGGAGAGTTGATCAGCGTAGCCATGAAACGCCCGCTGGGGTCCCGCGGATTCATCGTCACGTACGGGAATGTCTCGACCAGATTCGACGGAGATGAGTTACCGAAGTACACGTTGAAGTTGAAGTACCCGGCGGCAACAGCGACAACTTCAACGAAAATACTCTGCCCCCAGACACCTGGGGAACTGGCCGTGACGGTGACAATATCCGTTGTTGCAGGGGTGTCTTCTAGCTGGAGGGATGCGGACGTGGCGTCCGAGTTCGCGAGGGACAGGACGATGCACTGCGACCCGCCATTCTGGAAGAACTCGTATACGGCGAAGGGCAGAAGGTACCTGCCATTCATTCCAAGAGCCCAGGACGGCGTGTTCGTATTACTCGTTGCGGGGGTACTGAAACTCCCGTACTGGATCAGGAACTGATTCCACGAGGTGACGAGCCACGGCGCAGTAGGCCCGCCAGGATAAATACCCGCGAAGCAGGGCAGCGCTTCCCCGGGAATGCCCCCGCCACCGGTTGCCAGCGGCTGGAAGGACTCCTGAAAGAAAACACCTGGGCGTCCGTTAGTAGGCATGGCTCTCCTTGCGGGTTACTGTGTATTCCAGGAAGATGCGAATCCGGCTGAGCAGAGCCCAATCGATTCCGTTACTTCTGATACGGCCAGATCTTCCATGCTGCGATAGCAGGAAAGATCCACGTTAATCTGTGTAGACCACGGATACGTAGCCGGGTCAAGAACTGTCACCGGCC